TCTAGTGCATTATCTAAACTAGGAGCCCCTGCATCACTTACCGCAGGATTAAACACGTTGAAAGCAGGTGTGGGTACATTATCGGCGTTGGCTAGTACTGGCTTGTCACCATCTGCCTCCGCAAAAATGAACGCTGCGATTGCCTCACTGAGTTCAGGTGGCGCAGTTCCGATTAAATTACCGATAGTAGCATTAAATACAACTGATCGTGGTGAATTATCGGCTGGTCTCTCATCGGTATTTGGTAGCACAAAAATAGCAGCACCAAATTTCGGAGGCAATCCAGCAACATTCGGTACATCACCGGCAGTAGCTGAATTAGATGCGCAGCGAGAAAAAATAAATAAGTCATATGCTGCCATTGATGCGACAAGAGCAGCTAAAGATGAACTAATTCCTGCTCAAGCAGCACTTACTGTAGCACAGAATACGCTTCCAGCCGGAGACCCGCAGTTAGCTACGCTAGACGCAGCTTATAGGACTGCGTATGCTAGATACAATGCAGCGTATGATGCGCAGACTGCCGCAATATCAGCAGCTAGATCAGCTTAATATTCTTAGTATAAATACATTATGCCTACGTATATCGGATTCTCAACAATTAATGCTAATAAACCACGTTCCACTAATCTTAATGCAGGGGTAGACGGCGGGACTGGAAGTATAGTTCAGCCTATTATATTTGGCAAGAAATTTAAACTAGTTGACGAACAATTAGTAATACAGGATTTCTTAAACGCACTTAACATACCTCAGGGACAAAAAGTAGGGAATCCAGGATACGGAACAACTCTTTGGTCATTCGTATTTGAACCTAATACACCCGATGTTCAGGTTCAACTACAAAATGAAATTAGACGAGTCGCCGGCCTTGATCCTAGAATGATTGTTAACTCTGTCAATGCTTATCCACAAGAAAACGGTATTCTACTTGAAGTAGAACTAGCTATTGCGCCATTCAATAACGCACAAGTACTGAGTGTATTCTTCAATAATTCTACTAGCCGCGCTACAATTCAATAAGACATTCAAAAACGGTGTTTTAATTTAGTATAAATACTCTTATAAAGAGAATAATACTATGGCAACCTCATCTAGACAATCAGCCCTATTCGGAATCAACGACTGGAAGGCTATCTATCAAACATTTCGTGAAGCAGATTTTCGCAGTTATGATTTTGAAACTCTAAGAAAAAGTTTCATTGATTACCTCAAAGTCTATTATCCTGAAACATTCAATGATTACATAGAAAGTGCTGAGTTCATTGCGCTGCTTGATGTCATGGCGTTTATGGGGCAAGGGCTTGCTTTCCGCAACGACCTGAATACTCGTGAAAACTTTATTGATACTGCTGAGCGCAGAGATAGTGTTGTTAAACTTGCGAATCTAGTAAGTTATACCCCAAAGCGCAATTTAGCAGGTCAAGGTTACCTTAAAGTAACTAGCATACAAACCACTCAGAACATAACAGATATGAATGGGTTCAATCTGGCAAATCTCCCTATTTTATGGAATGACCCAGCGAATCCAAATTGGTTAGAACAATACAATACAATTGTAAACGCATCACTGATAAACACTCAGCGAGTTGGTCGCCCAGGCAACTCAGCACAGATTCTTGGTATCAAGACTGACGAATATTCTATCAGCACGCCAACTAATAGTTTACCTATTGTGCCATTCAGTTCGACAGTTGACGGTACTACTATGAATTTTGAGTTAGTAAGTGTGACTAGTCTGAATGAAGATTATGTGTATGAGATTCCACCGGCACCGACCAACATATTTAATATGTTGTATCGTAATGACAAGCTAGGTTACGGCAGTCCAAATACAGGATTCTTCTTTTATTTTAAACAAGGGCAGTTACAGACATTTGATTTTAATTTAGCGCAGCAAATATCTAATCAAGTGGTCGATATTAACATCCAAGGTATTAACAATACTGATACATGGCTGTACCAAACTAGCTCATCAAACGGTATTCCTTCCCCATGGCTAGAAGTTGAGAATGTATATGCTGATGCATATCTACAAACTGAGTCAAGTGTTCGTAGAATATTTGCTGTTATATCCAGATTCAATGATCAAGTTAGTTACACGTTTGGTGACGGGGTATTCTCTGAGATTCCGGTTGGTACATTCAGGTCTTATGTTCGCGCGGGCAACGCATTGACATATGCCATTGATCCTAATGAGATGCAGGGTATCAGTGTTACTATCCCCTACATTAGTCGATTAGGTAAAGCTGAGACTCTAACTATCACTCTTGAACTACAGAGTCCAGTGACAACTGCGCAAGCAAGAGAATCATTAGCTAATATTAAGCAACGCGCTCCTACTCGTTTCTATACTCAAAATCGTATGGTTAACGGAGAAGATTATAATAATTTCCCGTATACTCTTTATAGTTCTATTATGAAGAGTAAGGCTATCAATCGTAGCTCGGTTGGGGTATCAAGAAATTTAGATTTACTAGACCCAACCGGCAAGTATTCTAGCACAAATTCATTTGCGAATGATGGAGCATTGTACCAAGATAGTACGAATGGTAATGTTCTACTTACTATTACTAGTTCAGGCAATATTATAACATTCCTTACTGATACGCTTGCGACTATATTAGCAGCCAATCAAGCAAAACAGTACTATACTGCAAATTATGCTAGATATGATGTAAATGTCGCCAGTGGCGACGGCATAGTATACTGGCAAGGAAAAACAGTTGATGCTAATAGCTTGACTGGTTACTTTTATAATACTAATGGATCATCCAACGCACCAATCCCAACCGGAACATACTCTACGCATAATGTAAAATATATAACTAAGGGAGCATTGTTGAAATTTGTGGCCCAACCAGGTTATTATTTTGATACTAATAATCGACTAGTTGCGGGCATCGCTGGTCCATCAGATATAACTTATATATGGACTACTGTATTAAATGTAGTCGGAGACGGGTATAATAACGGAGAAGGAGCATTTGCCAACGGCACAGGCCCTATTACATTAAATAGTTATGTTCCTTCTGCTGCGATACTTACTAGTATACTGCCCTCGTTTAATAATTCATTGTCAAATCCTATTATACAAGAATGTATTATCAGAATGGAGTTACAACAAAGTTTTTCGTTAGTCTTTAACAACTCATTAACTATTGCTCAAGATCGATGGAGTATTTCTACGTATAATGCCAGTGATTATTTTGTGAACTTGTTAAGCCTGGGTGGAAATAGATATTCAGTATCATATCGCTCACTTGCATATTACTTTGGTAGTGTAGCTGATACTAGATTCTCATATGAAACTAATAAATTAGTATATGATCCGTTTTCTGGTAAGATATTACAAGATTTTGTAAGTGTATTAGCAACTAACACTCAACCGGGGTCAAATTATCCATTAGCAATGAACACTATTGCTAGTATTATAGGACAAACAGTCTCGTCCGACGGATACGTAAATGATTATGAAGTTGAAGTTGCAAGTATAGATGTAAATGATCGTACTATTATTTCTGATCCGGATTTTTTTAATCAGGTTACTGGATATACTACAGGTAATGTCAACGTTGGCATTTATGTATTTTTTGAATTAGTAGAGGATGCTGTTAATTTATCTAGATATCAAATTATACCCTCATCTACAGTATCATATCAGTATGCAACACAATCACAAATAGAAGTGGTAAAGTATGAGTATGTACAGGGACAACTATTCTATGCGTATTCTGAAAACAAGTTCTATACAAGTAAGCAAGACAACACCGTAACAACTCCGTATTATGTATTGTTCGAGCAACCGCAGTATAGTATGAAACCGGGGCGCCAAGGTCTGGCATTTCAGTATAAACATAATTCAAATAATACAACTAGAATTGATCCAGCAACGACTAATATAATTGATTTATATGTAGTAACACAATCGTATTTTACTGAATATCAATATTGGATACAAGATTCAACTAATACAATTCCAGAACCAAATAAACCAACTATCAATGAATTGAATCAGGCATATGGTAAATTGCAGGATTATAAAATGATTAGTGATAGTGTTATTTTAAATAGCGTGGTATTTAAACCACTCTTTGGTCCCAAGGCCGCGCCAGCATTGAGAGCAACGATTAAAGTAATTAAAGCATCAACAACAAGCGCAAGTGATAGCGTAATACGTAGTGCGACATTGACGGCGATGAATTCATATTTCAGTATTAATACTTGGAATTTTGGAGATACCTTTTATTTCTCTGAATTAAGCGCATATCTACATGCTCAAGTTGGTGAGTTTGTTAGTTCAGTTGTGTTAGTACCAAATGACCCAACTATGTCATTTGGAGATTTATACGAGATTAAATCATCTCCGTACGAAATTTTTGCTAACGCCGCAACTGCGAATGATATTGTGGTAATCGCGGCATTAACTCCCGCCGAATTACAGATAAGATAAGTATAGTATATAATAACGATAGAGAGCAATAATGGCAACATCTAGAATCAGAACATTAAATTTCTTACCAGAAATATTCAAAACCACGACTAACACACAGTTCTTAAAGGCGACGTTAGATCAAATAGTCGATCAGCCTAACTTAGAAAAAATTGAAGGTTATATCGGAAGTAAATTTGGTTACGGTATCAATGCTAAGAATAATTATGTAACAGAACCAACTAAAGTACGTACTGATTATCAACTTGACCCGGGTGTAGTTTTTCTAAAAAAAGATACTGAGACTGCACAAGATTTTATAAGCTATCCAGGCATAATTGATGCGCTATCCCTTGAAGGAGGTTTAACTGGTAACAATGATAGATTGTTCACTGAGCAATTTTATTCATGGGATTCATTCACTGACCTAGATAAAATAATTAACTTTAATCAATATTATTGGTTACCAGATGGTCCACCTCAGGTAACTGTAGCATCTGACATAGTGTTCAACATAACTGACTATATAGTGACCGGTGAGGTAAATGGGTATAGTGTCTATGCCAATGGTCAAACTCCAGGATCGACTAATCCTACTATAACATTACTACGTGGCGGGACATACAATTTTTCAGTAAATCAATCTAGTCAATTTTGGATTCAAGGACAACCGGGCGTGACTGGCTTTGACCCAAATCAGCTTAATGTACAAACTAGGGATGTATTGGGAGTTGATAATAACGGAGCTTCTGTGGGGATAGTAACTTTTACTGTACCTAGTAAGGATGCACAGAACGATTATAATTTTCCCGGCAACAATATAGCAAGTGTAGTAAGTACTTTACCGTATGATCAAGTAAACGGTGCGCTGGTGAGTACATTAGGTGGTATTGATGGTATAACTTCACTCAATGGGTTGACATTGATGTTTTATAACACCGGTGTAGTTGGTGAACAGGGATTTATATCAACTTTTTATGATACAACTACGTATGATCAGATTGATCCGGTACTAGTAGATGGATTTGGAAACTATGATGGTGGGTATTACACTGATGTATCAGCAACTTTCTATACAATAACATACGTAGGTGATGTCAGTAATCCTGTTATTAGATTAGTAGAATCAACTCCTATTCCAACCGCAGAAAAAATTACTGCTCAATTTGGTACAGAATGGATAGCACGCACCTTCTATCGTAACAGTACTGGTACAGTGACATTAATTCCGTATATCAGTGCGATACTAGATACTCTTTATTATCAAGACGGTACCTCAGGTAATAAAGTCGGACAGATTAGACTCATTGATAGCAATGTGACAAATACTACTAATATTCTTACTGATATTATTGGTAAGAAGACATACTCGTCAACAAACGGTGTGGTGTTTACTAATGGATTGAAAGTTGTATTCTCTGGTGATATTTATCCAGAAAGTTATAAAAATATTCAGTATTATGTTCAAGGTGTAGGCACTGCGATTGAATTAATTCCGGTAACTGATCTAATAGCCCCGGAACTATTCTCCAGCGGTGCATACATCCCGTACGACACTACAGCATATGATATTGGAAATTATGATAGTAGTCTATATGTACCTATTACACCTGATTACATTACCATTTCCAGAAATGCAATTAATAAAAATGCTTGGTCACGTAGTAATCGTTGGTTTCATTCTTCGGTTATAAATGCGACAGCAGAATATAACTCGACTCCGGATATAGTTAATGTATTAGCAACTGAATATAATAAAGCAAAGCGTCCTATTATTGAGTTTTACCCTAATCTACGAATGTTCGATTCGGGTGTGATCGGTAAGCAACCAATTGACTTTATTGACTTTAGAACAACTGACGCATTTTTAGAAGTTGCTGGTCAGCAGAACTATTACCCTGACGTAACAGTGTATACTGGATATAATGCTACAATATTACCAGTGACCGCTCAAGTTTCTACAACAATTTTAGTGCCGGCATCTAGTGTTACTGGATTATTTCAGGTTGGTCAATACATTACTGATTCTACTAATTTACTGCCTAGAAATGCTTATATATCCAATATAACCGGCACTACTATATTAACATTGACAGTTTCCTGGAGTGCGGTACAGACATTTGGTGCTACCTCAATCGCTTCATTAATAGCAACTGATACTACGAATGATAATTACGCCTTATTCGACGGTGCCCGTGTTGTATTTGCTGCCGATACTAATTTAACAGTACGCAATAAAATATATACTGTGCGATTATCATCAATTTCGTCAGAAACATCTACTCCATTAATAACACTTACTGAAGCAAGTGACGGTTTAGTATTACCTGACGAACAGACTGTGGCATTTCGTGGATATAATTATAAAAGCAAAGATTTTTATTTAAATGATTCCGCCTGGATCACTGGTCAACAAAAAACTACAGTAAATCAACCGCCGTTGTTTGATATATTTGACTCTAATGGAATAAGCTTTGGTAATACTTCGTATTAC